TTTGAATCTGTATTTGTAATCAATGCAACAAACACAATGCAGGCTTGGGGCGAATATGCTCAATATTTCAAGAAATTAATGCAGCACTATGTAGCAAATTCTACAAAAAATGTAATCTTTCTGGCACATACCATTAATCAAATTAATGAAAATACTGCTGACATGGAAACCTTTGTAAAAGTGAAAGGTTCTACCATGAATACCGGCGTAGAATCATACTTTAATAGTGTACTAGCCAGTAAGAAAGTTCCTTTAAGTACATTAGAAGGACAAAAGAGTAAATATTTAACTATTACCGATTTAGAGACAGAGTTAGGCTTCAAATATGTCTATCAAACTAGCTTAACTCGGAAGACCTGCCATGAAAGAATTCGAGGCCCTATGGGTATGTGGTCACCAAAAGAGATATATATTGATAATAATGTCCAATTGGTCTTGAATAAATTCAAAACTTATTACGGTACGCCGTAATTTACTGCTGGCTTTGCCAGTTTACTACTGCTCATTACAGGAGACCCTTATGATTGAGCTGAATAACTTGAAACTCGGCGATGATGTCGAAAACCAAGATGAAGACTATGTACCAGGTGGTGACTTTTCACTTCCAACTGGTGTTTATCCGATGCTGATTGATATGGCCTATCTGGGTGAATCCAAGAGTGGAGCAATGAATGTCACTGTACATTTAAATGAAGTTGGAGGTAAACGAAAATTACGTGAAACCTTCTATGTAACCACCCGTAAGGCTGCCGACGGAACTCGGCGCAATACTTACATTGACAAGCGTTCTCAAAAGGCTCGCCCATTACCAGGTATGGCTACCATGAATGGTTTGGCACAAGTAGCTTGTAGTGGTAAGAAACTGCATCAATTGACTCCTGAAGAGAAGACAATTAAGCTTTGGAATTTTGAAGCGAAAGCAGAAGTCGCTACACCCGTTTCTGCACTTGTAGAAATGATTGGTGAGCCGGTTTTGGTCGCAGTCATTCGGAAGCGTGAAAATAAGCGGAAGAAAGTTGGTAACGACTATGTCGATACTAACGAAGCTCAAAATCTCAATGAAGTGCAAAAGTTTCTCCATCCTGATGGCACAACTGTAGCTGAAAGAATGGCCGGCGAAACTGCACAACCTTGGAAAGCTAAGTGGGAAAAGCAATTTGATGGTGAGTATGTCAAAGACACTTTTACTGCTGTTCCTGGAAATGTTGAAGCCGCAAGTGCTGATGCAGCTGTTGCAACTTCAGGTGAAGTGGAAGATTTATTCGCCACTCCAGCAACTGATGCTCCAGATCCAGAGCCAGCTGTCGCCGAAGATACACAAGCTGTAGAAACGACCCAAGCTGAAGCGTAATGGGTTATTTCATAGGAGTAGATCCTGGAGTCAAGGGGGCCTTGTGCCTCCTTGACACTTCCAACTCATCCTGTGAATTGCATCTAACACCGCGACTTGATCCTCTTATTACCGCAACAACTGTTTTAAATTGGATACAATCAATCCCTAAATCTCGCATTATTGGACTTGAAGATGTACATTCTATATTTGGTGCATCCGCTAAGAGTAATTTTCAATTTGGTCGAGCTTGTGGTGAAATTGCAGCTGTCTGTAATATATCAGGATTCGGAGTAGATTGGGTTACTCCAAAAGTTTGGCAAAAAACTGTCGGAATTTCTTTTCCACCAAAATCTGCACCAATGCAACGAAAGAAAATTACGGCTGCTCGGGTAGCTGAATTATACCCCAATGCTATGATTTTTGGCCCAAAGGGTGGATTACTAGATGGAAGAGCAGATGCCCTCATGATTGCTCATTTTATGAGTTTGAAATACGAAGGAGGTTTACTATGACACGTCAAAGACGCAGACTTAGTCGATTCCGTAAACGAATGGGCGCCACACCTAAGTTTTTACCTGGTAATCAGTGCGGTGAATTCAATATTCTTGAATATATAGGATACACGGCTATCCATCCTGTAAAACACTCCTGGTTATCGCAAGAACATCACTGGTATAAAGTTCGTTGTTCTTGTGGAACCTCTGAAACCCATACACAACAGCAATTAACGGACAAACGACGACTTCGGTGTTGCGAAAATTGTCGTAATAACGTTCTCAATTTAAGAAACAAGGAAATTTTATGAAAATTCATCTCAATCAATGCGAAATCGAAGAAGCCATTACTGACTTTATAGCCAATAAAGGTCTGGATTTATCCAATCAAGTTACTAATATTGAATTAACTGCTGGACGTGGCTCAAATGGTCACTATGCAGATATCGATCTTGATGACAGAGTAGAAATCGAGCGCGGTGACACCGCAGACAACAATCCTTTTGATACTGATGAAATGCCTGAAACACTTTCTCCATTTTCGGATGGAGAAAATGAAGTCGATAATTCCAACGACTAATAGTAATCTGGGCCCGAAAGGGCCCAGTTTGGAGCTACTATGAAAAATTCTTTATTAGCAATAATTTACGTAATAGGTGGCATGTTTGTATTAGCTTTAGCACCTATTCTTGCAGTAATAGGAGCATCCGTAGGCGGACTAATTTTTAGTATTTGGTTCATTAAAAAGTTACTTGATACTGATTTGGAGATAGACACATGAATGAAACAGAACAAGAACAGACGGAATTAGAGCAAATGCAAGAAAAATTACAAACTGCTGAAAACGAGATTAATCGTTTAAATACATCTCGAATAGGCCTTTTAAAACAACATACTAAGTTAGCTGAAATTCTTCGTGGGATCATGACTGCCAGTTTAGAAATTGCAGCAACTGCTCGCGATGCATACAAAGATTATGTAACATATAGTGAGCAGTTCGTTGCAATTGAGACTAAAGCAGTAATAGGAGATGCTCATGGTGAAGCTGAAAGTTCTACAGGAGAAGGCGGTAATGATGAAGGTGCCAAACAACCCGACGAAATCCTTACAGCCGGAAACCCCACAGATCCCGCAGCTCCCACCGTTTAATTGGCATTGGCTCGATGTAGACACTCTACGTGGTCAAAATTTAGGATTCCCAAATACAATTACTCTTCAAATTGCAAAAAGCTATTCTCTGTTAATAATTTCTGCAATTAAAGCCTTTAAAAATGAATTTGCAAGATGCTATGAAGATCCTGAAAATGATATTCAAACTGAATTAGTAGATGCAGTTTATATTGTTGATAAATTAAATGATACAGCCTGTACCAAATTTGTATTAGGTGGAAACGATATTGCTTTTGAAATGAATTATCTCGATTCACCAACGCGTATCATGATTCTAACTCTGTCACTTGAATTTCAGGAAACATATCACTAGAGGAAATATTATGAATAGGATAAAATGGGTAATCTTCCCTGTTGGTATGTGGTGGGCATTCAACTTAGTAGCTTCTAATGGTACTGTCATGCTCCGCTCATCCAAGAAGAACTACGCAAGTCGGCGTAGTGCCCAAGTGGCAATTGGAACCTTGACACGCTTAGTGATTCAAAAGCCAATTATTACATTTGAGGATAAAGACAATTCAGTTCCTTTCTAGGAGTATTTTATGAAACCTCTTTCTCTTGAACAACTTATTCCCTATGCTTCCACTATGGAAGCTAAATATCTCCAGGCTATTATCAAAGAAGGCTCTCAGCGTAAAGCGGCTTTAGTCTTAGGTCGATCCAAAAGTACTGTACAGTCTGCCGTAGAACGTGTACGAATGAAGGCTGCTCGCCGTGGTGCTGCTCCAGAATTAGGACTTCATTATCCGGCGCCGGCCGGAATGCAGGCTGAATCTTCTATCTTACGAGATGCACAGGGCAATATTAAATTATCCTGGACAAAGAATCGTCAAGACCGTGAACAATTCATGGAAGCTATGATTGCAGCTGCAGATGCTATGTCTTCTGATATACCAAAAGAAAAACCAGTTAAACCCCAATCTATAATTGTTCCTGATGCCGATTTATTGAATCTTTTTGTTATTACCGACTACCACTTAGGAATGAAATGTGATGCAGAAGAAACTCAAGTCGAAAATGGTAATTGGGACATGCACATTGCAGAAGACCTATTGGTACGCTGGTTTGGTGAGGCTATTAAATATTCCCCAGATGCTGAAACCGCCGTCTTCGCGCAATTAGGAGACTTCCTACACTGGGATGGTCTAGATGCAGTTACTCCTATGAGCGGTCATGTACTTGATGCAGACGATCGTTTTCAAAAACTTGTACATGTATCAATCCGAGTACTCCGTAGAGTTATACGGATGCTCTTGGAAAAACATGACCATGTATATATGATCATGGCAGAAGGTAACCATGACATGGCCAGCTCTGTCTGGCTCAGAGAGATGTTTGGAGCTCTCTACGATAACGAACCCCGTATTACCGTGGATATGAATCCAGATCCATACTATTGTCATGAATTTGGTGATAATACTCTATTCTTCCATCATGGCCACAAAAAGAGAGTTAATAACGTCGACGACGTATTTGTAGCTAAATTCAGAGAAGCGTATGGTCGTACTAAATTCTCTCATGCTCATATGGGACATCTGCATCATGAAAGAGTCTTAGAAACTAAACTAATGACTGTAGAGCAACATCAGACCCTTGCTTCTAAAGATTCTTATGCAGCCAGAGGTGGCTGGATGGCGAATCGATGTGCCAGGGCAATCACCTACCACCGAAATTTCGGTAAAGTCATGGAATATTCCATCTCTCCAGAAATGTTAAATGCGCTATAGGAGAAATATATGAAAACCGATCTAGACGTTAAACTAGAAGCTTCACATCGACGCTTCCTTTGGAGACTATGTACTTTCGTTACAATCTTTTTAATCCTTTGGTTTGGAGCTGCACAATGAAC